GAGCAGATGTTGATCCAGATCCGTCAGGCTGTGGACAACAACGGCAAGAAGATCCGTCTGGTGCCCCGCCAACTGGTGGTCGCCCCGGGCAACGTCTTCCAAGCCGAAGTGCTGTTGAAGAGCGTTCTGCGCTCGGGCAACGCGAACAACGACATCAACCCCATCAAGTCCATCGGCTTGCTGGACGAGGGTGCCGCTGTGATCTCGCGTCTGACCAGCGCCACCGCATGGTGGGTGCAGACCGACGCTCCTGAGGGCATGAAGCTGATGATGCGCCGCCGCCTTGAGAAGACCATGGAAGGTGACTTCGAAACCGACACCATGCGCTACAAGGCGACCGAGCGTTACGACGTTGGCTTCACCGACTGGCGCGCAATGTACGGTACTCCCGGCGTCTAAACCTAGCGGGGGCTTCGGCCCCTGCTCCTACAAGGAGAAAAGACATGGGAAATCAAGTAACGAACATGGGCGGCGTTTTGTCAGCCGTCACTGCCACTATCGCGTACACCGATAGCGGAGCCGTGACGATTGGCACTATCCCCGCCAATGCTCAAATTGTCGATGTGAACATCGATGTGACCACGGCATTCAATGCCGCCTCCACCAACACCATCACCGTGGGCAAGTCTGGTTCTGCCGCCGCTTTTGTGGCGTCCACCAGCATCGGTTCTGCTGGCCGCGCAAGCGTTGCCACGACCGGCGTCTACAGCGCTTGGGCTGATGTGGGCAGTGCTGAAGTTCCGGTGACCGCGACTTACTCTCAAACGGGTACTGCCGCGTCTGCTGGTGCGGCTCGTGTGACCATCGTGTATCGCTCACCTGCACCGTAAGGAGGCGTCATGGGCCAATTCAAACCTATGGTCAAGATGATGACCACTGAGCCTTCAGTTGAACTGAAGCTCAAAAAGGGTGGCTCCGTGAAAAAGGCTGACGGCGGCATGATGGGGGCACCCGCTCCCGCCATGCCTTCTGCTATGCCTGCTCGCGGTGGCTCTATGCCCGCCGCCGCTCCCGCGAAGCCGTCGATGATGGCCCGCCGTCGTGCGATGAAAGGCCTTCCTGCTGGTGCTGGCCCTGCCGCACCTGTGGGCATGGCCGCTCGCATGATGAAGGAAGGTGGCGAGTCCAAGGCCGAGCACAAGTCCGAGATGAAGGCCCTCAAAGGTCTGAAGTCCGAACTGAAGTCTCATGAAGGCAAGCCCGCGTCCAAGGCCCACAAAGGCCTGAAGACCGGTGGCGTCGTCAACGGCCAAGGCGGTTTCAAAGCTGGCGGCATCATCAACACCGAGAATCAGGGTGGCGCGTACCGCAACACCAAGATGCACGATGCTGAGAAGACCGACCGCTCGCCCGCCAAGACTGGCGGCGTGAAAGAAGGCAACGCTGGTGGCTATGCTACCGGCGGCGTGGCGAAGGCAAATGGCGGTGGCTACAAAAAAGGTGGTGCCGCAAAAAAAGCCTACGCCACGGGGGGACTTGTTGACGACGGTCGTCCCGTGGCGATGCCTCAAGGCCGCAAGCCTGCCCCGAAACCGGTGAGCATCACCGCTCTTTCGGGCACTTACAAGGCAGGCGGCAAGGTCGCTCCTACTCCGGCCCAGAAACGTCTGCAAAAGACGTTCGAAGAGGAGAACAAGGAAGCCGTGCGCGACTCCAAGCGGAACACCCGCGAGAAGTACGCCGCAGGCGGAGATGTCATCCCCTCTGAGGCCCAAGACCAGTTGAAGACGAACGAGGCAAATCGTGCGTACAAGAACTGGGAAAAGTCGGAGCGCGAAGAGAACGAAGCCATGAGAGGTGCAATCCTCGGCGCTCCCAAGCGCATGATCGAAGGCATCAAGGGCATGTTCTCCAAGAAGGCACCTGAAGGCAGTGTGACCAAGACTGAAAAGTCTGTGACTGTCACACCAGCCAAGAAGCGCGGCGGACGAGTCTGCTGAACTGAGTGGGGGCTTCGGCCCCCGCTTTTAATTGGGGAAATGATATGGCTGATGCAGTTGCAAGCCAGACGCTCATGGACGGTGAGCGCATGGCAATTATGAAGTTCACCAACATCTCTGATGGGACTGGTGAAAACAAAGTTTTGAAGGTCGATGTTTCGGCCTTGTCGCCCAGTAATGCTGGTGGCGCATGCGATGGCGTGACCATCACGAAGATCCACGCCTCTACGCATGGCATGGAGGTGCAAATTTATTGGGATGCGACGACCGATGTTTTGTGCTGGCAAGTGCCGCAGAATTCTCAGTACACATGGGACTGGGAAAAAACTGGCGGTCTGACCAACAACGCGGGTTCTGGCAAGACGGGTGATGTGTTGTTCAGCACGGTGGATGCCTCCAACGGCGATATGTACACCATCGTTCTGGAGATGGTGAAGCACTATGTGAATCCGTTGGGTTGATCATGCCAGCCAAGAGCCAAGCCCAGTTCCGCTTGATGAAGGCGGCAGAGAACAACCCGAAATTCGCCAAGAAGGTCGGGATCAGCCCTGACATCGCTGGTGAGTTCACCGAGATGAACAAGGGCAAGAAGGCTTACGACAAGCTCCCTGAGCGCATGAAGAAGGGTGGCCCGAGTCTGGCTGTGGGTCGAGGTGAAAAAATGCCTGTAGAGCGCGGCGCAGGCCTCACGGCAAAGGGTCGCGCCAAGTACAACCGGGAGACCGGCTCAAATTTGAAGGCTCCGCAACCCCAAGGAGGCCCTCGTCGGGACTCTTTCTGCGCGAGAATGGAGCCTATCGCAAAGAAAAGCGACGAAGGGAGCCGTTCACGCGCCTCCATGAAGCGCTGGAATTGCCCGGGATGGTGAGGTAATCATGGCCTATTCAGGAACTGTCGGCGCAACTGTCATTCAGGTACAGACCCTGATCGATCACGGGGCGCGTCGGTGCGGCAAATTGGCCGAGGAACTGACTTCCGAGCAGGTTCTGAGCGCCAAAGAGTCGCTGTTTTTCCTGCTCTCGAACCTGATCAACATCGGGATCCAGTATTGGGCCATCGACAAGAAGGTCTACGGCCTCACATCCGACAACTACATCTACAAATTGCCCCTTGGGGGCAACGACGTGCTTCAGGCGCTGTACCGCACGATGAATCGACCCACCCCGAATGCGACCGGTGGGTACGCTTCGAGCGCTGGAGGCATCGTCGGGAACGCTTTTGACTCGAACATTGACACACTCTGCACCCAAACCAGCGCCAACGGCAACATTTCAGTCGACTTCGGCACCGACAACCCGGTCTATGTGGGTTCCATCGGCGTTTTGCCGGGAATTTCTGGCACGTTCAACGCGATTTTTGAGTATTCCGCCGACGGAATCACTTGGCACACCCTCTACGACCCCGGTGAGACCGTCTGGGTCAACAATGAGTGGCTCTGGTACGACATCGAGGCCGGTCAAACCGTCCAGTTCTACAGAATCCGTGAGACTGGTGGCAACACACTGATCCTGCGCGAGCTTTACTTCGGCAACAACTCGACCGAAGTGACCATGGCGCGTCTGAATCGGGACGATTACACCAATCTGCCCAACAAAAACTTCACGGCCAACCAGCCGTACCAGTTTTGGTTCAATCGCACCATACCTCAGGCCGAAATTTGGCTCTGGCCGGTGCCTTCTGACCCGTTCATCCAGATGACCGTGTGGTACTCGCGCCAGATCATGGACGTGGGCGACCTATACGGCGAATTGGAGATCCCGGCGCGGTGGTTTTTGGCCATCCAGTCGATGCTGGCTCACCAGATGAGCCTCGAGTTGCCCGGTGTGGCCCTTGATCGCATCACCTACCTCGAGGGGCAGGCTGAGAAGTACCTGAATCAGGCCGAGCAAGAAGAGCGCGACAAGTCGCCGATCTACTTTGCCCCCGCCATCGGCGTCTACACGAAGTAAGCACCATGCCGCGCTTCCTCGACACCACCGGCCTCTCCGACATCGCCATCGCTGTGTGCGACCGGTGCAAGATGAAGCGCGTCCACGCCGAGATGCGCCCCGACCCCAACTTTCCGGGGTTGCAGGTCTGTGGCCAAGGGTGCGCCGACGAAAAAGACCCCTACCGACTGCCAGCCCGCAAAACCGAACGGATAACGATTCGGTTTCCGCGCCCTGATGTGTCGGTGGCGGTCGATCCGAACAATCTGACCGTGGGTGAGGCCTACGGCGGCACGGTGATCTCCACCGAGGGGAACACCCAGACGCCTGAGAACAACGGCAACCTAGACGGACTTGAGATCCAGCCCTGACATGCCGAACTTAACCATATCCCAACTGCCAGCGGCTGGCCCGATCCTCGGGGATGAACTCGTCCCCATCGTCCAGAATGGCCAGACCTTGCGCACCACCGCGCAGGCTTTGGCCGCTTCGCCCAGCCAGACCCAGACCTTCCTGACGCTCAATCAGGAGCCGACCCTGCCCAACAGCCGACGCCTGTCTGGCGGTACCGGCATCGGCCTGACCGACGGCGGGGCGCTGTCGACCCTCCAGATCGTCCTCAACGGCACTTCTGGGGCCTTGGAGTCCGTAGGTACTGGCATCATCGTAAAAACGGGCGCTGGGGCCGTTTCTGCCCGTTCTGTGGCGGTTTCCGGTACCGGATTGGCCGTGGCCAACGCCGACGGTGTGTCTGGCAACCCCACTTTGTCGCTGGATGGGCTGATTTCAGCCATCGCACAGGTCGGCGGTACCGGCCTGCTGGCGATCCAGAACGGTGCCACCGCCGGTGGGGTGCAGATCCTCGGCTACGGCGGTCAGATTCAAGTCAGCAACGGCAACGGGCAGGGTGGCAACCCCCTGATCCAGTTGGTCGACAACCCGGTCATCCCGGGCACCGGCGGCATGGTGATCCCTGTGGGCACCGCCGTGCAGGAGCCTGTGGGCACCCCGGGCCAGTTCCGCTTCAACAGCACCACCCAGAGCTTCGATGGCTACGCCGCAGGCCAATGGCGTCAGTTCTCGCTGGCTGGTGGCGTGACCACCTTCAGCGCGGGCAACACCGGCTTCACACCGGCCACGGCCACCTCCGGCGCGGTGACCCTTGATGGCATCCTGAACCCGGCTCATGGCGGCACGGGCGTGGACAACGGCTCGTCCCAGATCACGCTGGGTGGCAACCTGACCTTCTCCGGTGCTTACGCCACCACCATGACGGTGACCGGCGCGACCTCGGTGACCTTGCCGACGACCGGCACCTTGGCCACCCGGGCAGGCACTGAGACCTTCACCAACAAGACGATCTCCGGCTCGGACAACACGCTGGCCAACATCGGCAACTCCAGTCTGGTGAACTCGTCGGTGACCTACAACGGCGTCACTGTGGCGCTGGGCGGGTCAGGAACCATCACCGCCACGACGACCAACGCGCTGACCGTCAGCACCGGCCTGCAACTGAACTCGGGCACCACCTTCGACGGCTCTGCCGCCAAGACCATCAGCATCGACAGCACCGTGGTGACCCTCACCGGCACCCAGACGCTGACCAACAAAACGCTGACGACGCCCGTGATCGCGCAGATCAGCAACACTGGCACCCTGACCCTGCCGACCAGCACCGACACGCTCGTGGGCCGCGCCACGACCGACACGCTGACCAACAAGAGCATCAGCGGCTCGACCAACACCCTGAGCAATATCGGGAATGCGTCGCTGACCAACAGCGCCATCACCATCGGCTCGACCTCGGTGTCTCTGGGTGGCACGATCACGACGCTCACCGGCACATCGATCAGCGGAAGCACCAACACGCTTTCGAACATCGGCAATTCATCGCTGACCAACTCATCGATCAGCCTGCTCTACACCAACGGCGTCTCTGGTGACGCCTCTGTGGCGTTGGGTGGCACGTTGAATCTGTCGCTCACGTCTGTGCCCAATTCGTCGCTGGCCAACAGTTCGATCACGATTGGCACGACCGCCATCAGCTTGGGCGGTACCAGCCTCACACTGGGCGGCTTGACCTCCGTCGAGGTCACACAAGACCCGACCACTGCCTTGCAATTGGCCACCAAGCAGTATGTGGACTCTGTCGCGCAGGGCTTGAACGTCAAGTCTGCTGTGCTGTGGGCCACTACTGGCAACATCGTCCTGTCAGGCCTCACCACTCAAGCGGGTGGCGAGTGGACTGGCACTCTGACTGTTGGCGACCGCATTCTGGTCAAGAACCAAACCCTGCCTGCGGAAAACGGCATCTATGCCGCCGCGTTGCTGGGCTGGACGCGCACATCGGACGCCAACACATGGAATGAGTTGGTCTCGGCTTTTGTGTTCGTGCAGGATGGCGCGACACTGGCCGATACCGGCTGGGTGTGTACCGTCAACCCGGGCGGCACACTGGGCACCACTGCTGTGACATGGTCGCAGTTCTCTGGTGCTGGCACCTATACCGCAGGCACAGGCCTGACTCTGACGGGCACCCAGTTCAGCCTCACAACCCCTGTGGCTGGCAATTTGGGCGGTACGGGGCTGTCGAGCTACACAGCGGGTGATCTGCTGTATGCCTCAAACACGACGACATTGTCTAAACTTGCACTGGGGACACAGGGATACGTCTTGAAGGCCGGAGCGTCCGGGCCTGAGTGGGGCGGGATCTCTGGGGGAACTTTCTAAGGAATCGATATGGCCGCAACCAACTTCACGCCAATCCAGCTTTACTATTCGACCACCGCGTCTGCCGCGCCGGTGGCGGCAAATCTTGCCAATGGTGAACTGGCCATCAACATCACCGACGGCAAGTTGTTCTACAAGGACAACGGCGGTACCGTGCAGGTGCTGGCCACAAAAGCCACAGGCACCATCGGTGGCTCGAACACGCAAGTCCAGTACAACAACGCTGGGGTGCTGGCTGGATCCGCGAACTTCACGTTCGATGGCACCACTGCAACGATCAACACCTTGAACCTCACCACGGTGCTGGATGAGACCTACGGCGGCACGGGCAACACTTCGTATACCACTGGTGACCTGCTGTACGCCTCGGCCTCCAACACGCTGTCGAAGCTCACGATTGGCACCAACGGCTACATCCTGACCTCCAACGGCACCACGCCGACGTGGACGGCTGGCTCGAGTATTTCGGTCAACACCGCCGACAACCTGTCTGGTGGCGCGACTGGATCTGTGCCTTATCAGTCTGCCGCAGGGGCAACGACGTTCCTTGGGATTGGTGCGGCCAACCGGGTGCTGACCTCCTCTGGTACCGCACCGCAGTGGGTGACCTCTCTGACGGGCCTCACGGGCGTTTCTTCGTCTGGCCTGACCAACACCAGCCTGACCTCTGGTCGCGTGGTGTACAGCACCACTGGTGGCGCTCAGACCGATTCTGCAAGCCTGACCTTCAACGGCACCACGCTGACCGCCGCAGGCTTGGCCAGCACTGGAGCATCGACTCTGGACAAGCTGGTCAAGATCGGCGACACGGCATTCAACTTGCCTGCCGTGCTGTCTGCCACTGCACCAGCCAAGCTCTATGTGAGCACGGCCACGGTGACCGATGCATCAAGCGCCGCAGGTGCCACCAATGTGCTGGGCACGATTGCTTCGCTGGGTTCCACCACGGTGGCCGCAAGCAACACCGGCGTGACCTACACCAACCTCGCGACCCTGTACATCGCAGGCGCTCCGACGGCTGGCACCAACGTCACGATCACCAACCCGTACTCGTTATACGTTGCGGGCGGCGCTTCGTACTTTGGGGGAGCTGTCACTTACGGTGCCGGTTTGACCTTGGGTGGCAATCTGCTTTTCAGTCCAGACAACACCTACGACATTGGTGGCGTTGGCGTCACACGGCCGCAAAGCGGGTATTTCGGCACCACTTTGTGGGTCGGTGCGTCTTCCATAAGCTCCGATAGCCTGAATGCCGCCGGAATGCGCATTGGTGCCGGAACTTTCAAGCAGCAATACACGGCTGGGTTCGATTTTCAGCAGTACTACACAGCGGCGGGCCAAACGGCACCAGACGCCGCAATCGCCGTTGACTCCGGCGTCTATAGAGTCAAAGTCGCTAACGCTGTTCAGACAACGCTGACGGGCACTTTGTACACAGTAGACAAGGCGATGACCGTCAACGAGTCGGGCGGCAACTACGACTTCCGTGCTGAGTCTCAAGGCAGCACCCACATGCTGTTTGTGGACGCAAGCGCCAACGCGGTAGGCATCAACGACAGCCTGCCGCACGTCACTCTTGCTGTTGATGGCGTGATTGGTAGCCAGTTCTACAGCAACTACGGCGGTAATGGGGTCGATGATCCGTTTGGTCGCAAGTTCAACTGGACGATGGGCAACAGCGGAAATGTTGGCTCAACGTGGCGCAAGATCGCGGTGATTACGCTGCCTGATGCAAGTTTCTCATCGCTATCGTTGCAAGTGGTGACGATCAACCCCGGCTCTAACTACGGGGTGTACACCAACCCGGAACAGCGTTGGATTAACCAAGCCAGCATCACCCGCAAGGTCGGGGCAACGGTAGTTGATACCGCTTATGCTTACGGCCCGCTGAACTCGTCTCGCCTACGTCTTCACCGTAATAGCGTTGGTGAATGGGAACTACAGGCAAACGCTGGCGGCGATAACGAAGCGGTCATGTATGAGGTCACACTGTTGACCTCTGGTGGTGGGGCATCAATTGCGTCGGTCGAGGGCCAGATTGCTGGAACCACGGGCGGCACAATTGTCCAATTTGACGGCACTCGTGCGTTTAATGAAAACATCTCTGGGCTCACCACTTACGCTGGCGCAGTCTTTAACGCGGGGTTGGGGGACAACGATTTCCGCGTCGCTGGAGACAACTATTCGCACCTAATTTTTGCCGACGCCAGCGTAGACATGGTGGGCATTCGCACGTCGTCGCCAGATTATCCGTTGACGGTAGACGGTGAAATTAACGTCGGCTCTTCGGGTGCCAACTTGGGGGTTTTGATTGTCCCGGTCACGTCCTCGGCGTTGCCGTCGTCTTCCGTAAAGTCGCGCATCACGACCCTGAACAGTGGCTTTGGGTATGCCGCAGGCTCTTTGTACTTGCAGCCTCGCACGGGTGTGGGCGCTGTGCTGGCCATCGGCACCAATGGCGTGGAGCGTGCATCGTTTGGAGATGGCGAAATCGTATTCAACGAGAGCAGCAACGACGTGGACTTCCGTGTTGAGTCTGACGGTAACACCCATATGCTGTTTGTGGACGCGGGGAATAACACGATTGGGGTAATGACCAACGCTCCAACAGCGCCGTTAGAAATCAACTCTATTGGCGGCTTAGGTGGCTACACCGCCCTCAAAGTTAAATTTGGAAGTTCATCGGTACAAAGCCTGAGCATGGGACAAGTCACGGCAGGTAACGGTGGCTGGCTTGGAACCGCTCAGTATAGGTCTGCGGGTAATTGGCAAACAGAAGGCACTGCGGCAAGCATTTTGGGTATGGGTTCAGACGGAACCATGACCCTCTATACAAATTCAGGCCTGACTGCCAACACGGACTTTAATCCCACCGCACGCCTTACCCTCTATACCACTTCGGCAGTCGTCAACGAAGACGGTAATAACTACGACTTCCGCGTCGAGTCCGACGGTAACGCATATATGCTGTATGTCAGCGGCGCTGGCAATTCTGTTGGTGTTGCGTGTGACGCTCCAACCGTCCCATTGCAAGTTGGTAACGGGGTTGGTTCAGGCGCTCAAGCAACTTACCCCGGATGGATTCAAATCAATACTAGCGCGGCTGGGGGATTGAATGGGGATGGGGGACTGGAGTTCAAAGCTGCGTCGGCTGGTTCCGGCTATGGCTGGAAGATTACATCGTATGATTCGTTTAGCACCGGGGTACATTTCGCAATCGGCAACCGTGAAAGTAACAGCTCTTGGACTCAGCAGTTCATGCTCAACCAGAGTGGGTTCTGCCAGATTCCCTACATTTACAGCTACACCACCGGCTCTGCCGCAAACGTGTTTGTGGATTCTGCTGGTACGTTGTATCGCTCTACGTCATCGCTCAAGTACAAGAAGGATGTGCAGGACTACACCCGTGGTTTGCTTGATTTGATGAAACTGCGCCCGGTCTTTTATAAAGGGACTGGGCCAAATGATGACGGACATCAGTACGCTGGCTTGATTTCCGAAGAAGTCGAGGCCGCTGGCATGACTGAATTCGTCGATTACGGCGCTGACGGACAGCCGGAAGGTTTGTACTACCAGCACATGGTTGCATTGCTAACCAAGGCAATCCAAGAGTTGAAATCCGAATTTGATGCCTACAAGGCATCGCATCCCTAAACCTGAAAGGAAATCATCATGTCTCAAATAACCATTACATGGCAAGTCAGCAACATGACGCGAGTTTTGAATGACGGTTACGTTATTCAAGTTGCATGGACTTGCGCAGCCAACGCCCCCGGCGTTCGCGGAGCTATTGATGGTGGCCAAGAAAATTACACCAACAACCCAGACCAGCCCGGATTCATTCCGTATGACCAACTGACCCAAGACATCGTTCTTGGTTGGGTGTGGGAAGCTCTTGGAACCGACGGCAAAGCCGCAATGGAAGCTAAATTGACTGCCAAAGTAGAGGCACAGTTGAACCCAACAACCGCACAAGGCGTGCCTTGGACAACCCCACCCCTCGCGGCATAATTGAACATGGGCAAACCGCTGGCCCAAACAGCGGAGTTTTTGGAGAATGAAAAATGGAAAAACTGGCACTTTCTGTCAACCTGATCAACGCGATCCTTCAGTACCTTGATACTCGCCCTCATGGCGAGTCTCGTCGTCTGATCGATGGCATTCAAGCCGAGGCCCAGCAAGCCGCACAAGCCCTCCAGCCTGTGCCTGCACCTGCCGAGACTCAGCCGGAGTAAGCGGATGGAGAACCAGCCCCTCTTTAACCTGATCATCACGGTGTCCGGTGCAATCGGGGGCTGGATGCTCAAAGTCATTTGGGACGCGATCCGCGATCTCAAAAACGACATCAGCAATCTCAACAAAGAGATGCACCAAGATTTCGTTCGACGTGATGACTTCGGAGACGCGGTCAAGCGCATCGAGTACATGTGCGAGCGGATCTTCGACAAGCTCGACAGCAAGGTGGACAAGTGATGGATGCTGACGACCTCAAAATGTTCAAAGCCCAAGCCCAAGCCGAACTCAATCGGCTCGAGGCTCAGAGCACAGCAAAAGAGGTCGCTGGCAAAGCCATCGGCAAGCATGGCCTTGCCTACATTACCGCCATCGTGATCGTGGGTGTTGGCGCAAGCCTCGTCCTCGAGGAATCCAAGATTGCCGCAGTCATCGGTTTGGTGTCTGCGGCACTCACCGCTTTGATTGCCATGCTCAACGGCATCGCCGGAGCCAATCCAAAGCAGGAAAAGCCCGAATTTGAGGTCATCCGCTCACTGATCGAGCGACTCGACCGTCTGGGTGAAAAAGAGCCTCCAATGACCGTTTCCGTGGACGGTGAGAAGGTCACTGTGACCAAGGGGCAAGACCAAATTCAAACCTCAAGGGGCACATGATGTTCGAACTACTCGGCGGCGGTATCCTCGGCTCCCTACTCGGGGGCATTTTTCGTTTGGCTCCTGAGGTTCTGAAGCACCTCGATAAGAAAAACGAGCGCCAGCACGAGTTGGCCATGTTCGACAAGCAGTGCGAACTGGAGAAGGTGCGCGGCCAGATCAAGCTCGAGGAGATCGGTGCCCAGCGCGACATGGCCATCGATGTTGGGGTCATGGATGCCTTCAAAGCCGCCATAGACCAGCAAACCGAGATGGTCAAGGCCGCAGGAGGCTGGGTGGCCTCTCTGAGCGCTTCTGTGCGCCCGGTGATGACTTATTTTCTCCTCATGCTTTATGGAGCCGCCAAGACCGCCACGATGGTCATCGCGTACCACCATGACCAGAGTCTGGCCGAGGTTCTCAAAGCCGCTTGGGGCGTGGATGACATGGCCCTGCTGTCGGGCGTCGTGAATTTCTGGATATTGGATAGAACTTTGGCAAAGCGAGGGCTGATGTGATGAGCAAAGCCTTCAATTATGTTCGCGGTTCTCTTGAAGACCGGTTTTGGTCGAAAGTTGATCGATCTGGTGATTGTTGGGTGTGGTTGGCGTCTTTGGATTCAAAGGGCTACGGCAATTTTGGGATGCCAAAAAATGACGGGACGGGACGATTTTTGATGCAACGCGCCCACAGAGTGGCTTGGTTGTTGACGCATGGTCTTACATTGACGAAAAAGCAATACTTGTGTCATTCGTGCGACAACCCAAAGTGTGTGAACCCTGCTCATTTATTTGTCGGTGACGCCAAGGCCAACATGGCCGACTGTGTGGCTAAAAGTCGATTGAATGATCGCTCGGGTCAAAAAAACCCAAGAGCAAAATTAACTGAAAGCGATGTTCTTGAAATTCGCTCTTCGCCGCATTCTCTGAAGGCGTTGGCCGCTAAGTATGGCGTGTCCAAATCGGTAGTCGGTGACGCTCGTCGTGGCACAACTTGGCGGGGGCTTGCATGAATCTGGAGATCGCCACCGAGTTGTGCCGCAGGTTTGAGGGTTTCCGTGCGAAGCCCTACCTGTGCCCCGCTGGCGTCCCCACGATTGGCTACGGTTCGACCTTCTACGCCGATGGCCGCAAGGTAACCCTCGAAGATGCCCCCATGGACGAGCCACAGGCCCGCGCCCTGCTCGTTTCTGAACTGATGCACCGGTATGCCCCGGGAACGATCCGCCAGTGCCCCATCCTGCTCACGTTGGCCATGCAGACCAACGACTGGGGCAAGCTCAACGCCATTGTGGATTTTGCGTACAACCTCGGGGTGGGCCGTCTCCAGACCAGCACCCTGCGTCGCAAGATCAATGCGCAGGACTGGGAAGGGGCCAAGGAGCAGTTGATGCTCTGGGTGCGCGGTGGTGGCCGGGTATTGCCCGGTCTTGTGTCCCGCCGAAAGGCGGAATGTGCCTTGTTTTAATACGCCATGGAGCCTAAAATGTCAACAAAAGCTGTTTGGGAAAAGCGGCGTCCAAAAAACCTTGGTGAGCCGAAGGAGTTAAGCCCCAACCAAAAGAAAGCCGCAAAGGCTTTCGCGAAACGGTCTGGCACGACATACCCTTCCTTGGTTGCCAATTTGCATGGCGCAAAGGCCAAAAAGGGGAACTGGTAATGACTGTCGCCGCTGTAATGACCTACGACTCGCTGGTCGAGGATATTTCGAGTTACCTCGAACGCACAGACACGGCGACTCTTGAGAAGATCCCGCAGTTCATCATGCTCGCCGAGCAGGTGATCGCCGCTGAATTGAAGTTCCTCGGGAACCTCACGGTGGCCACCAGCAACATGGTCACAGGCGAGCCAGTGATCGACAAGCCAGCCCGCTGGCGCAAGACCGTCTCCATGAACATCATCGTGGCTGGCAAACGCCAGCCCGTTTTGCTTCGCAAGTACGAATACCTCCGCGAATACTGGCCAGAGGCCTCGCAAGAGGAGGTGCCCAAGTTCTACTGCGACTACGACTACACGCACTGGCTTGTCGCTCCCACACCGGACGACGACTATGCGTACGAGGTGCTCTATTACGAGCGCACACAGCCGCTCGACTCGAGCAATCAAACCAACTGGTTCACTCAGTATGCCCCGCAGGCGCTTTTGTATGGCTCCCTGTTGCAGGCCATGCCGTTCCTGAAGAACGACGAACGCATCCCGATGTGGCAACAACAGTACACCCAGATCATGAGTGTGTTGAAGGATGAGGACATCGCTCGGGTGGGTGACCGTCAAGCAATTGTGAGGGATTCATGAGCTTCAATTCACCGTTCGACGGCAACGTGATCCAGCCCACGGACGTTTCGTTCCGTGCGATCACGCTTTCTGCCAACACCACACTGTCGTGGCCCATCAACGGCAACGCGACCGACAACTACTCCGCCCGGATCATGAACGTGACGGCATCGTCGGCAGGTCTGACCCTGCGGATGCCTCCGGCCAATCAGGCCTCGGTCGGTGAAGACGCTCTGGTGCGCAACACCGGCGCAAACACCTTCACGCTGGCTGACTACGACGGCAACACCATCAGCACCATCGCCGCAGGCGAGTGCAAGTACGTCTACATCACCACCAACGCCACCACAGCGGGCACATGGGGCCTGATCGCGTTTGGCGTGGGCACCAGCAACGCTGATGCTTCCGTGCTTGCTGGGTACGGTCTGAAGGCCTTGGCCAGCACCCTGAACGCCGCGTATGGCGTCCACACCTTCTCGTCCAACTACACCGCACTGACCTCTGATCGCGCCAGCGCCTACGTCTGGACTGGCGGATCCGGCACCCTGACGCTGACCTCATCGGTCACTCTGGGTGATGACTGGTTCATTCTGGTTCGCAACAACGGCACCGGTACCCTGACCGTTTCTCCACCCGGCGGTGAGTTCATCAACGGCGCGGCCTCGATTGCCTTGCAACCGGCTGACTCCTGCACGATCTGCTGTTCCGGCGCGGCCTTCTACACCGTGGGTCTGGGCAAGAGCACCCAGTTCAACTTCACGCAGTTGACCAAGGCGGTGGAGACCGGCACCTACACGCTGACCTCGTCTGAGGCCGCGAACACGGTGCAGAAGTACACCGGCACTCTGACGGGCAACGTCACGGTCGAGCTTCCACAGACCATTCAGGTCTACTACATCACCAACCAAACGGATGGCACCGGCGCTGGCTACCAGATCACCTTCACGACCACTGCTTCCGGTGGTGCCACGGCCACTGTGCCTGCTGGCCAGCAGGTGATCTTGCTGTGCGACTCGGTCAACCTGCTGAACGCCTCCACGATTGCCGCTGGCGCGGTGAACGTGTCTCTGGTGGACGGCACCGCTGGCGCACCCTCGCTGAACTTCGCCTCTGAGACCTCGACCGGCGTGTATCGCCCCGGCTCTGGTGAGTTTGGCATCGCGATTCTGGGCCTCAAGCGCTTCGGCCTGACTGCAACCGGCCTGACGATTGACGGCACCGGCACCTTCCTCGACGGCATTCAAGGGGGCTTGTTCTGATGACTGCCAAGGTATTCGCACTTGACACGAAGGCTGGCATCCAGCGCGACGGCACTGTTTTCGACAAGCAGTTCTACAGCGATGGCCGCTGGGTTCGGTTCCAGCGCGGACGCCCTCGCAAGATGGGCGGGTACCGGGTCATCTCTGATCAGCTTCTCGGCCCCTCTCGGGGCATTTGGCTCAACAGCCAGAACTCCTTCACGTCGATCTTTTCGGGCTACTCTGATGGCATGCAGGTGCTCACGATTGACGAGAACGGCGTGGGCGCTGGCGTGGCTGACTTCACGCTGAACAATTTCACCCCGAGTCAGAACAACCTCTGGCAGTTCGACGGCTTCTATGACGTTGGAGGCACCGGCATTCAAAGCATCGTGGCTCACCCGGGCCTGAACCTTGATGCCATCGACAACGACAACAACACCCCGGTGCTGATTGGCGACATCACAGGCACCACCATGAGTCAAGTGGGTGTGTTCACCGCCAGTGTGACCACGACCAACCTGTCGACCACCGTCACGCTGGCGGCGGCAAACCCGTTGATCGGCGCTGGCCAGACCATCACCGGCTCTGGCATTCCGGTCAACACGACCGTGGTGTCGGTCTCCAGCACCACCGTGGTGATCTCCAACGCGGCCACAGCCTCGGCCACGGTCACTGCGACCTTCAACAACAACGTGTCGGTCTCTGGTGGTTTGGTATCGCTCCATCCGTACCTGTTTGTGTACGGCAACGACGGCCTGATCAAGAACTGCTCATCGGGCAACACCAACGACTGGGTCTCTGCGGACGCCAACGAGACCAACGTGGCCACCGGCAAGATCGTCCAAGGTCTACCCGTCAGGGGTGGCTCAAACTCGCCTTCTGGCCTGTTCTGGAGCCTTGACAGCCTTGTGCGCGTGTCCTTCATCGGCGGTACTGGCACCCCTCCCCAATACTGGCGCTACGACATCATTTCGTCGCAGACCTCCATCCTGTCGAGCCAGTCGGCCATCGAGTACGACGGCATCTTCTACTGGTGCGGTACAGATCGCTTCCTGCTGTACAACGGCACGGTCAAGGAGATCCCGAACGACATGAACCAGAACTACTTCTTCGACAACCTGAACTACAGCCAGCGGCAGAAGGTTTGGGCGACGAAGGTGCCTCGCTTCGGCGAGATCTGGTGGTTCTACCCCCGTGGTGACTCGACTGAGTGCAACGACGCCATCGTGTACAACGTGCGCGAGAACACTTGGTACGACGCCGGTCAGGCGTTGGGCGCTCGCCGCTCTGCCGGGTATTTCTCGCAGGTGTTTGCATACCCCGTCGAGGCAGACTGGCAGACCCTGCCGGTCGAGGTGATCTTCACCGCCAGCTTCAACGAAGTGAGCGGAAGCCCGTTCCTGTACCTCGACACCTACAACACGCAGGTCGCCCTGCGTCAGGTGATCTCCGGCTCCAACATCCCGACAGGCACCCGGGTGATCGCCATCACCAGTTCGAACATCAAGACCTTGGGCACGATCACGCCGGGGTCTGGCTATACCAATGGGGTCTACAACAATGTGCCCCTCACGGGCGGCTCTGGGGCCAACGCAGAGGCCACAATCGCCGTGGTTGGGGGTGCAGTGGCCACCGTGACGATCACGGCCCGTGGAGCCGGTTATCAGGTCGGCGACGTGCTCAGTGCTGACGATGCAGACTTGGGCGGTGGCGGTGGCTCCGGTTTCTCCATTCCGGTCACCGCCATCTATGCCCAAGCCATCGAGATGTCCAACGCCTCCACCGGAACTGGTGTGGCGGATCTGACTTTCTCCACGCCGCCCAACCGGATTCTGGTGTACCAGCACGAGTACGGCACCGACGCGGTCAATGGCCAGAACGTGGCCTCCATCGAGTCCTACTTTGAGACCAATGACCTTGGGTGGGTCTCCGGTGGCCCGTCACAGCCCGCCATGGAAGGTGTCAACAAGTGGTTGCGCCTCGAGCGCGTGGAGCCTGACTTCATCCTGTCGGGCACCATGAAGATGTACATCACCGGCAGGCCATACGCCCAGTCCGAGGATCAGGTCTCTCAGGCCTACGAGTTTGACTCAACGACCAACAAGATCGACATGAAGGAACAGCGCCGCGAACTGCGGATCAAGTGCGTTTCTGATGAGGCTGGTGGCAACTACCAGTTAGGCCGACTGCTCCTGAGCGGCGATCTGGGCGACGTGAGGGGCTACTGATGGCTCAGAACCTCGTTTACGATCCTCGGTATCACACGTTTGTGTCGTGGGCCTGCCTCATGGTGGAGAACTATGCCGAACAGCAACTGGCGATCCCGGACGAGCGCACCGATTGGCGCGAGTGGGGAGATGGCTTGTTCAACGTCGGCTTCTTCTCCAGAGAGGGTACACCACGGCCCGAAGAATTTGACAATTGGTACGACTGGGCGTCAGCAATGATGTCTGCGGTGAACCCGGAGCCAGCATGAGCGAGAAAGACAATCCCAAGGTTTACCCGGTCGACAGCCGGGAACACATGCTCAAGCCGCAAGACATCTTTGCGGTGGCCGCGCACGAGGACAAAGCGAACCTCGAGCGCTTTGCGCCTGCGGCCAAGAAGGTTGGAGTGTCTCCTGAGCGAATGCTTTACTCAGTGATGATCAAGCAATACAGCAATCCCGGGTTGATCAGAATCCGCTCGGGCAACACTCTCTTCACCATTGCGGCCTTTCCGGGCCGCGTTGGCTTTGTGGTGGGTTACAACGCAGACATTGCGCCCAACTACATCAACAACCTCGTCGACCTGTTCATGGCGGCTCGCAAGATGGGTTTTGATGTGCTGTTGGCGCATGCAAATGAAACAGTTGTTCGAGCACTGAAGGCGGCTTTACGACGCAGTCAAGGCCTGAACATCAAGCACAAGTTCGACATGAAGACCGGTGCCTTCGCAATCACCACTGATCGGGGTCAAAAATGAGCGGTTTTTTTGACGCCATCGGCGACTTTTTCTCCAGCGCATTTGATGTCATTGGTGACGTTTTTGAGGCTGTCGGCGATTTAGCGGAAGACGTGCTTGATGCCGTGGGTGATGGCCTCGAGTCGATTGGAAACACGATTCAGGGAATTTTGGACGACCCACTCCCGACTCTGTTGCAGATCGGCGGCTCGATGATCGGTATCCCGCCGTACGTCACGTCGGCTGTGATCACGGCGGCGCGTGGTGGTGACCTTGGCGACATTGCAAAGTCGGCGGCTGTGTCCTATGCGTCGACAGAGTTTATGTCTAACACGCAAATTGGTGCAGACATTAAGAACTACACGTCTAACCAATGGGCTGGCGACTTCACAGACTCCATGATGGAGAATTTTAATCTGACGCCTGATCAAGCGGTGTCGATTGCAAAAGTTGCTTCATCAAGCATGAACAGCGCCATCATCGGCGGCGTGAATGCCGTCATCTCTGGCAAGGATGTAATGGATGGCATCTCCAAGGGCTTTTCGTCTGGCTTAATCTACTCGAGCACCGACAGCTATTTTGACTCGCTGAACAAAGACCCGAACTGGGGCTTCAGCAAGACCACGCTCGACCTGATGAAGGGTGCGACCAGCACCGCTTTGAACACGCTGGCCAGCGGCAAGGGTGACCCTGCGGCGGCTGTCGGCAATTACATCGCGTATGCCACCTTGAAGCTCGGCTCTTCAGAGCTTTACAAGACGGCTCAGAAGGCCTACGACGAGTTCACTGGTGCCAAAGACAAGGCCAT